GCTGGAACTGCATGTCGGCTTCGCTCGGCATTCCCGCCATGACAGGCAGACGCGGCCTTGCCGGCGCAGCAGGACGCGGCGGCGGCGGGATCGGGGCCGCAGCGCCGCGCGGGTCGGTTGAGGGCATGTACGGGATCGACGGCGACGGGGCGTCGTAGCCGCCGGGCGGCGTCGGAGGCAGCGCGGGGTTGGGCAGTCGCTCGTACATCTGCGCGGCGTCCGCGACCTCAGCGGTCGACATCGCCGGGCGGCCACCCATGCCTAGGAACCGACGGATGTCGTCGAGCGAGTAGGACCGCACCGGGCCTCCGGCGGTGCCTTCGGGGCGCAGCATCGGGTCCATGATGCCCGCCATGCGGCGGTCGAATGCGTCCTGCTCTTCGCGGCTCATTGCCATCGGCATCACTCCTTGTTGCGCGCGCTGATGGCGCGGGCCTTGGACTTGGCGTCTTCCTTGCTCGACGCGCCCCACGCGCGCAGGGCCAGGGCGAGGCGGGTCGGCTTGCCGTTCTTCTCCATCGGCCCGGGCATGTTGCCCATGCGCGCGAGGAAGCTGGCGCGGCGCGGGTTGTCGCCGGACTTCACGGGAGCCTTGAGCGTGCCGCCGGTTTCGGCCTTGTAGGACGCGCGGCCCTTGGCGTTGAGCCCGCCTTTGGGGTTCTGGCCTTCCTTGCGCTGCCAAGCCGGGCTGCTCATCGCTTGTTCTCCGGTTTCGCGGTCTTCGCGGCCTGCTTGAAGTCGGCCTCGCTCGGCCTGCCCTTCTCGCCGGGGCGCTTCATCCTCTCGCCGGAGCCGGCCTTGATCCGCTCCTGCTTGGCAAGGATGTTGGCGTAGAGGCCGGGCTTGTTCATGGCATCACGCCGAGAAGATGCCGACCGCGACGACGGTGACGCCCGCGCCGGTCGTGATCTTCCACGGGCCGGTCACCGCCGCCACCTCGATGTCCACGTCGTAGACGCCGATTGGCGTGTTGGCCGGGATCGACAGGATCGTGGTCGAACCGTCGATCACCGAGACCGTCGAGGTCGCGGCGGTCGCGACGGCGACGACGAGGCGGTGCAGGTAGTCGCCCGCCGCGCCCGTGCCGCCGAGAACCTGGTTCGACTGCGAGACCGCGACGGTCTCGTACTGGTAGCGGTAGGGGTAGCTGACGCCGGCCATCTGGGCCTCCTCAGGAAAGGAATCGGAGCTTGTAGATCGTCGCGTCGATCAGCGACGCAATGGCGTCGATGTCGTTTTGGAGCTCGCTGCGGTCGGGCAGCTTCTTGCGCGCCTTCTCGACGTAGGCCTTCTGGTCCTCAAAGTACGAGACCATCGCGTCGCCGCCCTTGCCGCGCGGGCTGTCCATGCGCGCGACGAACTTGCCGACCAGCCCGTAGCAGCCCTGATAGGCCTCGACGACGGTATCCACGAGGCCGGGGATCGCCTCGTAGTACTCGCCCACCGCCTTGTGCGCGGCGTAGCTCGAGGTGGACCAGTGCATGAAATGCGCGGCGATGGCGGTGCAGAGCATATGGCCTGCGAACTCGCCCATCGCGGCGTGGTACTCGCTCGACTCGCTCATATCCTGGCGCTCCTGCTGCGCGTCTCATGCGCGGCCCACATGTCGTTCAGCGTGGCTGCGTTTGCGGCGCCGACGAGCAACGGGCGGTCGGCCCGAGGCGGCTCGACGGGCGCTTCCTCGCGCCACGCGACCGCCAGCATACGAAAAGCGTCGGCAGGATGCGAGGTCCAATCATGCCTAGGCGTCGCGCGGAAAGCGCGCTTGTCTTCGTCGTACTCGCGCTGGTACTGCCGCAACGCCTCGATACCCTCGCGGCAGCGCTCGACGTCGAACCAGCAGCGCGGCAGGACGAGGCGCGCGGCTTGGATGCCGTCCTGCACGCCGAGGTCGGCCACGATCTGGAACTTGCCGATGCCGCCGAGCAGCGCCGCGAGCTGCTCGACGACGCTGCGCCCGCCCGAGGCCAGCGTCTTGGCACGCGCGTCGTGCGGAAGGTGGTGGCGGGCGTAGCGGAACGGCTTGCCTGCGACGACCTCGGCTAGGTCCGCGACGGTCGAGCCGCTGCTGGCATGGTAGTCGATCAGATGCACCTCGCCGCCCGCGACCTGATAGAACCAGATGGCGGTGTCGTCGCGGTATCCGATGTCCCACGCCGTGAACACGGGGCGGTCGGGATCGTGCGGGACGCGCCCGATGCGGCCCGCGTCCGAGGCCTCGCGCATCTCGACGCCGTAGAACGCACCGAGGATGGCCGCCTCAAACGAGCACTCGTACTCCTGGTCGTACTGGTCCTGCGTCAGCTGCGCGCGCAGGGCGTGAAGCTCGGTCGGCGGCAGGATGCCCGAGGCGCTGGCCGGCAGGCGAAGGCAGAACCAATCGGGCGATCGCTGCGCGGCGTCGAAGGCCTCAAAGAACTGGTTCCTGCCCTTGGGCGTCCCGCCGATCACGGCCCAGCCAGCTCTGTCCGAGAGCGTCGGGCGGATGACGTTGCCCCAAACCGAGGGGCGGAAATCGCCGTACTCGTCGAGGTAGACGCCGTCGAAGCCGAGCCCTCGCATCGCGTCGGCGTTGTCCGCGCCGAACAGCTGGATCTTCGAGCCCGTGTGCGTCGTGAGCAACAACTCGGCCTCATTCACGCCGGCGGTAGCGGGCGCGGCGAAGCGCTTGAGGTAGTCCCAGGCGACGGACTTGGCCTGCGAGCGATACGGCGCAACGTAAGCGTAGTGCGCGTGGGGCCGCTGCGCGGTGATCGCGGCGCGGATCAAATCGTTGACCGCGGCGACCGTTTTCCCTGCGCGGCGGTGCGCGACGAGGCAGGCCCAGCGTTGCGTGCGGCGATGGAATGGCAGGAACGCCCGCCGAGGCGCGTAGGGCAACTTGACCGTCTGAACGCGCGGCGCGCTCACTCGGGCTCGCTCCACTCGTAGCGGATCACCTGAGGCCCGCCCTCGGGGCCGGTTACCTCGGTGCGCGCGAGCTTCGGCACGTGGTACTCGACCAGGTCTTGGATGCACCGAAACGCCGCCAGCGGGCCTTCCTCGGCCTCGATGCGCTCGAGCAGGTGGCCGAGGCGCGGCGTCTGCTGCTCGACGAACGCAGCAATGGCCTCGCGGGCGTTCGCGGTCGAGCGGTTCGGTCGCCCGGCCCTTGATCCGCCGCCGGTTTTCTTGCCCTTCGCCATGGCAGATTATCGCAAATCGCGATCAGGCATGGTCTGCATGGCCCAAATCATGCCCCGCCCCACGCCATGCGTCAACCGCATATCGCCCTGCGTTCACGCCCACCTCTCGCCGCACCTCCGACCCGAAACCGCCTAGAGCGGCCCTAGGAGCGCCGAAACCCGGTCGCCCGCTACCCTGCGTAGGGTCAGCGGGCTTCCGGCGTTCCTGCGCCATCCTCGGCGCTTCTGGAGGCATCCGAGGCGAACCGCGACCTGAACTTCGCCATCGCGGCGTCGAATTCAGCCTTCTGGGCGTCGGTCATAACCGAGTACCGCCCCACCGGCCTGTCGCCCTCGACCGGCGCCGCGATCGCTCGCCGCAGGAGGTGCCGCTGGCGGTGCGCGGCCGCGACCTCGGCGTCGAGCAGCTGGCAGACCTCGGCATACGAGGGAAACCACTTGCAGGACCGCGCGGCCGCGTCGAGGCTCGACCGGGTGTAGGCTTGCCTCGGGTAGGCCAGCATCGCCGCGTAGGCCGCGATCCGCGTCCTGGCGTCCTCGGCGCTAAGCTGGCCCGCGACGAGCGTCCCAAGCGCGCCGAGCCACCGCTCGACCGTCGCCTGCGGCGCGGGCTGCAACGCGCCCTCGACGGCCTGCAGGGCGCGCTCAGCCTCGGCCCGGACGCTCGGGGGGATCGAAAGCTGCGAGCCCGGCGTCTCGGTCTCGGCCCTCTGCAGCCAGCTCCCGAGCGACTGCGAGAAAACCGTTGCCCGTGCGAGATCCTGTGCCATTCGTCGTCCTCCGTTCGCTCGTGCGGCGCACCCAGTTCCTCCAGGTCGCGCTCCAATTGACCTTCCGCCCGTCCGCGCCGGGCTTGCTGTGCCAGTAGTCGCGGAACGACGCCGCCTCGCGCTCGACCGCCACGCCGAGGGCGCCGGCGAACGAGCGGTCCTCGTCCGAAGGCGACCAATCGTCGGGCAGGCGGGTTCCTCGATCGGCGCGCTCTGCGCGCTTCCCCCCTGCACCCCCCAGAACAGACTTATCCGGTTCTGTTCTTTCATGGGTATTGGGTAATGGGTCATGGGTAATGGGTGGTTGAACGTCCGTTGAACGGGCGTTGAACCGCCGTTGCGCGGACATCTTCCCTGCCCTAGAGGCTTGTTCCTGCTTGCTTTTGCAGCGCACAATTTCTTCGTCAGCCCGCCGATTGACCCATCCCGAGCCCTCGACCAGCTCGAAAAACTCGCCCAGAACCGTCGCCACCTCGGCTTCGTGTTCGCGCATGTTGATGGCCCGTGCAACGTCCGCTGAACGGGCGTTCAACGGGCGTTCGTTCATGTAGTAGAGGTCGAGCAGCCGCCGATAGGCGAGATCTTCCATCAGCGTCAGGTGACGCGTATGGCTGGCGTAATCGCCAATGTGGAAGGAGTAGAAGCGCATCACGCTTCATCCCGTGCCTGCTTCAGCAGCTCGCGGATCTTCGACTTGTTGCGGTCGTTGTACCGCTTCACGCAAGCGGTACAAGACGCGCTGGTCGTGTAGCGCTGCGTGTTTCCGCAAATCTGGCAGGGCTTGCCAAAGTACTTGCCCTCGCCGCGCTTCGCTGCGTCAATCCTGGCCGTGTCCATGATCCAAATCCTTTGGTTAGGGTTTGGCTAGACTAAGCAAACCAAAATCACGCGTCAAGTTTGGCGGAGCGGCGGGTGCGGACCATCGCAGAAACGCACGGCCGGGGCTGCGTTGACGGGCGAACCCGCTGGTCAGCTTGCGGAGCTCCGCCGCCCGCCGGCGACGGCAAGGGAGGGCCCGGCCGCGGTCACTATAGGCTCAGGTCGAGCTTAACGCCCAGCCGATCGGCGTAGAGCGTCACCGCCTGCAGCCGCTCCTGCTCGCGCGCCCGCTTGCGCTCGTCGCAGCGCAACTGCACGACGCGCACCAGCGCCGCCGGGTCGTAGCCCGCGCTCTTGATCTCGACCTTCAACTCCTTGAGGTCCGCGCGCGTCTCGTCGGCGGCGTCGAGCAGGCGCGTCAGGCGCTCGGCGTAGCGGGTCAGGTCGTCATTCGTCATCGGTCATCTCCTCCAGAAGGATCTCGGCCCGAGGGTTCTCGCGGTCGAGATGGTGGTACAGGTGCATTTCTCTCACCGCGCGGTCGTTGCGGTAAACGCGGCCCTGCAGCGCGTCGAGGATGAGGCTCGGGTCAAGATCCGGCCTGCGCGAGGCGTAGTAGAGATGCGCCGTCATGCGGATCGGCTCGAGCAGCTGGTCCTGCGCCGGCAGTTCCGGCACCTGACGCGCAACCGCCTCGATGTACGCAAGGCCCTTCTCCGACTTGATCACCCGCAACTTCGATCCAAACCGCACGATGCGGCGGCTGTTGGCCTTGCTGGCGGGCTCGCCTAGGATGGTGCCGCGCCACGTTCTCATGTTTCTGTCGCATTCAGAATGCGTTGGGCAAGCCTGCGCGCAGCCACATGATCCATCGTCACTTGTACGATCTCTCGCTTGCCGACGATCACGATCATTCTGACCCATCTTTCGGTCGCGAAATCATCGCCCAAATAATCAACTTGAAACTCCGTCCCTGGGTCGCTCAAGGCGAGGTAAAACGGCGCGGGATATTGACGCCTGCGGGCGACCTCTTCGTGGTGCGCCTTCATGGCATCGCTTATCTTTCGCATTACGGCGACCCTCCTTCTGAACTCCGATTTTCCGCCAGCATCGCCCCGCTCGACCCGGTCATCGACCGCTCTTGCAGCGGCGGCGTCCATCGCAGCAGGCGCTGCGGGCGAATTAGGTGCGCCGGGATGTCCTCGTACCTGCGGCCGCGCATCAGCTTCGGCCAGAGCTTCTCCGCTCGCGCGACGCAGGCCTCGGGATCGGTCGATCGCGTCTCGGGCTCATCAACATCCTCAAAATCTTGGATGGTTGGCGCAATTGGAGCGACCGCGCGACCAAGTGCGAGCGCTTGCCGGCCCCTTTCGGTCAGCCGAACATGCGTCTTGTTGACCTCGATCAGCCCGCGCCGCCGCAGGCTGTGGACGCCCGAGTGCAACCGCACCCGATGCGTGATCTGCGCGCTCCACGCGAGCCATGCGTCGATCGGCGCCTCGCCGCCAGCCGCGTCGAGGTACTCGACGACGAGCCGGGTGTAGCCGTTCGACACCGCCGCCTTGAACCGCGAGCCGCGATGAACCTTTTTCGCCGGGCTGCACCAGTAGGTCCAGCCGCAATTGGGCGGCTTGCGCGGAGCGTAGTCGCTGTCTACCAGCTCGCGGCGCTTCAAGTGCGCGAGGGCCATCAACACCAACCCTTTGTCCATGCCGGGCAGAACTTCGCACAGCCGCTGCGTCGAGGCGCGCCCGCCCTCGGCCCGCAACGCGTTCGACACGCGCTCTATCGCGGTGTCGCGCTTCATCGCCGGGCCTCGCGGCGCGTCGCGGCGACCGGGTCGAACGCGAGGCGCTTGGCGCGCGCGATGCGGAAGGCCTCGAGCTGCCGCGCGGCGGGCAACCGCTGGCGACGCTTCCAATTGCTGATAGCCTGCGGCGTCGTGGAGAACGCGCGGGCGGTGGCGTAGGTGCCGCCGAGGGCGGCGATGAAGTCGGTCAGGGTCATGTCTCGACGGCTACTACACGCGCGGTGTAGAGGTCAAGCACACAATTCCGCGGAAAGCGCTTGCAGCCGGTCACCGACGGTGTATGTTTCGCCTTGCCCCGGTGGTGCGGGGCAGAAACCAGGAGGGACAGACAATGCCGATAATGACCTACCGCAACGACGACGAGCGCGGCGAGACCTTCATCCGCAGCGCCGACTTCGTCGAGAGCGCCGACGACGCGCTGCGCGCGATCGAGTGCGCGAAGATCCGCGCCGAGCGCGAGATCATCGCCGCGATCACCCGGTTGCGCGACATCTGCAATCGACAGCTCGACAACGTCGGCGCCGGCAACACCGCGACCGACAATGCGATCAGCGATCAGTTCGTGGACCTGACCAACCAAGCGGTGGACATGGTCGTCGAGATGGCCTGCCACGCCGAAAGCGCGATCCACGCCGAGATGGAGGGCTGATCATGGCTGCGATCATGGACATCGACAACGCGCAGCGCAGCGTCGAGCGCCTCAACGAGATGCGCCACGCCGCCTACGACAAGATAGAGGCGATCCTGCGCGCGGTCGCCAAGGAGGTCGAGGAGATCAACGCGCAGCACTACAACTGCCGCGCCTTCTCCGACAGAGATCTGCGCGGCGTCCTCTACGACGCCGAGATCCTCGTCGAGCGGCTCACCGAGCCCACGGCGCGCTTCATCCGCGACGACGCGACGCCGCCCGAGCCCTTCGATGGCGATTACCCCGATTGGCTGCGAGGTGACCGATGAGCCCCCTCTGGATCAACGCCCTCATGGGCCTCGTCCTGGCCGCGATCATGGTGCTGGCATGAAGCGCTTCCCCGCCGCCCCGGCGATCCCGCAGACGCCCGGCGTCCTGCGCGCCCGCATCCAGTTGCGCGTCGAGCTGGCCCGCGACCTCAACCCCGAGACGCTCGACTACCTGCTCGCGCATCAGCGGATCGCGGAGCTGGAGCGC